TACAACCCGCGATTGTACTTGTAGAGTGATTCTCTCGGTAGTGTCATGGCGTCACCTCACGAGTCCAGCCACTGGCTGGTGAGTACGGCATCGAAACACACGTAGTCGCCAACCGCAGGGTCGGCAGCGGCGGCGCCGGTGAACACCAGAAGCCGAAGAGTGCATGCACCGGCTACACCGGCGGTGAACGTGCTTACCTGACCCACGGTGTCGGTGGCTCCGGCTGCGTGCTGCAAGATGCAGTTGCCGTACTGCATTGCCTGGAAGCCCTCATCAAACGTGACGGTGAAGATGCCCTGCGCGTCACGAACCACACCGGAGATGCCCTGCCCCGTTACATCGGTTGCGGCAGGAACGGCATCGACCGTGAACCGGCCCCAGACGCGGACCTGATCGTTTTTTGCGTCACACCCGGCTGTCTGGACAACGCCAGCGCCTGAGTCGGCAAACACACCGCCGCTCGGGAACAGCGCAAATCCTTTCTGATTTCCCTTTGGAGTACCCATGTGTCACCTTCCTACCAGGCGGCCCGGTCGTTCTGGTTGTTGGAGAGGATCATCCAGAAGTGGATTTCATCGCCCGCCGCCCCAGTCGTTGCCACTGCACCGGCCGTGTTGTCCCATAGGTCGATTTCCCACGTTACTGCGGCGCCAGCCCCGCCACCTGGCGGCATCGGGGTCATGTAGTAGTCCGTGGGGGTGACAGCACAATACTGGCATCCGCACGCAACGACGTGGCGGTATGGATCATCGGTTGTGATGGTGTAGCGGCCGGTCGCAGTCACGGCAACGGTGAATCCGTTACCGAAGTTCCCGTTCGCTACGAGTGTTCCTGGAGCACCGGGAGTCACGGAGAAATGGCCAGCGATCAGAACGCAGTCGTGCTGGAAGTTCTTAATCCTGGCCGAAGGATAGTTTCTGTCTGCCATTGTCCTACCTCCTTACCAGGCAGCACGATCACTGATGCTGGTTGAAAGAATCATCATGAACTCGATGCGGTCTGTTGCGGCTGCGGGATCAGTAACGCCGGCCCCGCTGACATCCCACAGGTCGATTTCCCATGTGACCTGGGCACCAGCCCCGCCACCGGGAACAGCCGGGGCCAAGAATCGATCTGTCGGGGTCGTGGCGCAGAACTGACAATCTGCCGCAACAACGTGTCGGAATGTTTCGTCTGTGGTGATGGTGTACTGACCAGCGCCGGTGTATGCGACAGTCCAGCCGTTGCCGGTTCTGCTGTTTGCCGTGATGGCACCGCCGCTCACGCTGAAGCTGCCGCAGATCAACACCCCGTCACGCTGGAAGTTCATGATGCGCACGCTTGGAAAATTGCGGTCTGCCATTTTGCCTCCATCACTACGGGGGGCACGAGGCCCCCCGCAGGAGGGTTCGGGTTACAGAGCGATGCGACAGTTGTATCCGGGAGCCCGGCAACCTACGTTGCCGTAGTAGCCCACGCGGATTTCGTAGCCGTCGGCGTTCGTCTGCCGCAGCCAGCGGTTGCCGTCCTTGGTGTTGATGATCTTCGGCGCGCCGCCGAGACTCGCCAGCACCCAGGTATCCAGGTCCAGCATCCACGCCACATCCTCGGGGCAGGCGTTGTCGCTGATGCAGTAGATCGGACCCTTCGGGCCGTCGATGACGACGCTCTTGAAGCCGATCACGCCTTCCATGCCGACATGAGGGCTCTGCACGCGCTCGTAGTTGACCTTTGCACCCAGACCGTTGACCAGATCCCGGTAGTTGATCGGGTTGAGGAAAACGTGGGTGGGCCGTCCACCGTTGGCGTCCACCAGGAACGCGCCACGGATCAGGGACTCTTCTACGGTCCCGCCGAACGCTGCCTGACGGAGCCCGCCGAGGCGGGTCACGTCTGCGGTCCGGTTGACGCCGAAGAACAGACCGGCGCCGGGAGCTGCGGCCGGGCACCACGCTTCGAGACCGGAGACCATGTTTCGGGATGCGGCGGCTGTGTAGTCGCCTTCCACGAACAGGTCATCGGTGGCGATGATCGCGGCGTTCCAGTTGGCGGCTGCGGTGATGGTGCCAAGGATCCGGTCGACCCCGGTCAGCGTCTGGGGGAACCCGCGAGGGGCGGCCGCGCCACCAGTGGCCGTGGCGTCGATCGACATCCCTACCTCGAACTTGTGGATGTCCGAGATGGGATTGAGCGTCAGTGTCGGGGTACCGGCACCAGCACCAACGATGCCGCGATAGCCGCTGCCGTCACCATAGCACATGATGTGCAAGTTGCGGGCGGTCTGGGACATGATGCCGTCGATCTGCGAAGTCATGCCGCGTACCCAGGAGTACGGGTCTTTCTCCATGGCGTCGGCGGTCTCGCCGTCGATCATGGTGACACCGTAGTCATGCACGCGGGTCAGCAGGAAGTCCTCGAACAGCCCGGGGGTCGCGTTGGCCTGTGCGGTGGCGAAGACCTGGGAACGACCGGCCGGGTGGCCGTAAGAGAGAACGATCGGCATGTTGCGTCCACCGAAGCCCTCGAATTTCGGGAGCATGGCCAGAAGCGGACGGTCTTTGTAGCAGACATCCGCCATGTAGCCGGGTTTGTAGATTTGCTTCAGCGCAGCGTCTGCGCTTGCGATGGTGAGAGGGGGCATGTGTAACCTCCGGGGCGCACGTCGTGTGTGCGCGTTGTGGTCGCGTTATGTGACCCGGTGGCTACGGGCTATCTATGGCTTGCGTCGGTGCTACTCTTCCGCTTCGTACTCCAGCACTCGTGCCGCTTCTTGGATCATCTGTTCTCGGCTGCGAACTCTGCCAATGTCCGGCGGCTGATCTGGCGCACTTGCGGTCTGTGCTTCGTCGTGGTTTCCCGAGGTCGGCGGGGCTTTCTTTTTCTTCTTGGGCTTTTCGGCGGGCTGTTCTACTTGCCCGAAGAGAGACCGAAGTCTCTCGGATTTCGGCACACGTTCAAGATGTGCCTGGGCGTCTTCCAAAAGTATCTCACACGCATCCCTTGGGGTCAAGTGCGTGCCGTACTGCTGATAGTATTCATCGTACACTGAGGCGATTGCCCGCTCGATGTTCACTTCCTCGCCCAGTACATCGGAAATGATGGCGGCAGACTCGTGCACGGGCTTGAACTCTTCATCTTGCAGGACTGACTTTGCCTCGCCCATGTACTGGATGTATTCGGCCCGTGAAACCTGCTTTCCAGCCTCTTCCGTTTTTGTTTCGACGTTACCCTTGATCTCTTCGATCTTCTTCTCAAGGGCGGCGATGCGCGGGTCTTCCTGCGGTTGGCGGTCCTTGGGGTCTTTCAAGTTGCGGGCTGTCCATTCCTCGTAGGCTCTTGGGTTGTTTCTTTCCAGCCACGAGATGGGGTCTGCCTGAAACTGCTTGTAGGTGTTCTCCAGCTCCTCCAGCTTCGCCATCCGCTGCTCCAGGGCGGCCTCGCGCTCCTTGATTTTGCTTTCGTTGTCGCGGCGGGACTTCTCTGCCTGGGCACGTTCCTTGAAAAGCTCGCGCTTCGTTTTCTTGGGTGGCTCCGGTTCTGGCTCTGGTTCGGGCTCGGGGGCAGCCTTGGCTTTCTTCTCCGGCTTCGGTGCGGGTTCCTCGGTGGGTTCCTCTGCCTTTGGTTCGGCCGGGGCCTCTGGGGGCGTCTCTGTGGCTTCCTGAGCCTGCGCCAGTGTCTGCGCTGCTTGCTTGAACAAGTTATCTACGGCTTCCGGGGCTTCCACGTTCTGGATCGGCGTGGTCTCTGGTTCAGGCGTCGTCTGGTTCGCTTCCGGTGGCATGGCGTCTCCGTTTTACGGTTTGTTTCGTAGGGCCCTTGTATTTCAAAAACATCATGTCTGGATCATGATCGGGGTCGATGCCCTCGAATGTGAACCAATGGCCGCACCACTGGACCAGTGCGTCTGGCTTGATGTCCTTGTGCCAGTCAGGCATCTTCATGTCATTTCTCCGCTAGTGCGTCGAGCACATCGCTCCACTGGTCTACCAACTCGTCAGCCGCAACCCTGGATGCAAACTCCGCTGCAACTTCATTGACCACCTTCTCCTGTGCATCTGTTCTCTTGTGCTTACTTGGAACTTGCGCCAACCACCGGAGCCTAGCCGCGCAGTGCTCGCACATGTCCTGCATGTCATCTCCCGGGTACCGGCATCGGTTGCGGTACGTTGATCTCCGGGCTGATGGTCACGTCTCCCATGGGTCCACCACCAGGAGCCGGCGGCGGTGCTGCAGGGACCTGGGGCGGAGGCTGCATCATCTCGGCCTGGGCCTGCGCCATGCGCTCAACCAACTTCTCGCACTCGGTCATGTAGCGCATGAGTAGGTCAAGACGCTCCGGCGGGGCTCCGTCCATCTTTGCCCGTAGCAATTTGCCCCGGCTGATCTCCAGTGCTTTCGGAAGATCGGTAAACGAGTCGGGCGGCTCGAAGAGGTCTTCCAGAGTATCGCTGGGTGCGTACAGCATCCGGTCGGTGATTTTCTCGATGTACTCGATCGGGGCCGTGATGCGCTTCGTCACTGCCTCCAGGTCGGGGTAGCGCAGGAGCTTGATGGCGTAGGGCTGGAGTTCGGGCGACACGTCCAACAATTCCTTGATCGCCTGGAAGCGGAAGGCTGGCAGCTTCGGCAGGTAGCTCGTGGGATGCAGCTGCAGAATGTACGAGTCACGGTCCAGGTTGACATCGGCCCACGCGATCCGCTCAAGCTCGTCGTCTTCGTCACCGAACGCCAGCACGGAGTATCCGCCCTCTGCCGACTCATCGATTTCCTGGGCGGCGTCCACCATCAGCTCTGGGATGTCCCTGTAGTGGAGTTCTTCCCACGACTGCCCCACGTCCATGAAACGCTCGCTCTCGCTGTCCTTGTACTCGCGTTGCGCCGCGCCGCTGTCCAGCCCCTTGGGCTTCAAACCCGTTGCGAACAACTGGGTGATGCCGGCAATTTCAAATGCACGAGCATAAAGGGAATCCAACTGCGCGAAGAACTCGGGGCTGATGGCTTGCATGGTGGCGAAGATGGGGGCGTCTCCGGTGTACTCAAGCAACGTCCATGGTGTGTTGACCAGGTGGTCTTTGACGATCTTGCTGCCCCGATTCGCCATGATGAAACTGGACGATAGATGCATGTGTTGGCTGATCTTGAGAAGGATCTTGTTGATCTCGATCTGGATCCCGACGAGTTGCCCTGCCAGGGAGTCACCGTAGAACCCAAGGGACGGCACCAGCCACTTGTAGAAAGCGTAGGGGAATCGCTCCCGGGTCCAGTCCTCATCGACCAGGGTACAGGCATCGCACGCGATGACGTGCCGCCCGTCTCCGGCGGTCGGTGAACTCGGAAGATGCCACGCTTCCCCGATCGTCACGGGATCGGCAAAACCCTTTTCCTGCCCTGCCGCCGTGGCAGACCGCCACTTGGTAGCGTGTTCCAACCGGCTGCGATGATCCGGCCAGGTGGCCATCGCCAGTTCCCGGGGCATCTCTACAGCCTCGTGAAGCATGCGGGGGGCTCCATGGCGTCCGTCCACCGGGTCAACAAAGATGTCATCGATCAGGTGGCGTTTTGTGACGATCTGCGGGTCCTCTGTGTCCCTCCAGTCGGGTTCAACTTTAAGCGCCCCGGTGCCGTAGATGCATGCATCACGAAACATCTGCCGGCTGTAGCGATAGACCTGTGACTGGTAGAACTGACCGTCAAAGAACTTGCCGAGTTGCTTTGCCTGCTGGCGAAGCTGCCAGTCCCCGCCCTCTGTCAGCGGCATGCACCTGGGGCGGTTGGTTGAGATTTTCGCCGTCACCGCGTTGACGACCGATTGGATCACATTGAGCACCAGGCGGTCCGGGTTGTAGGGGTCGGGCTCGTCGTAGGACCCGCCCTGCAGGCTCTGGATATGGTTGTTGCTGTAGAGCCGGAGAAACTTCAGGTTCTGGTCTGAGCGATACTGCAGTTTATCTGCCAGGGTGCGGATGTCACCACAGACCGCCTCGTGCACTCCGTCCTTGTATTTCCACCACCGGGTCGTGTCTGTGATCATTCGTGATGCCTCCCCGGGCGAAACCCGGAGCTATGATAGAGCAGTTGCTCTTCCTCGCGTCTCTGCATCTCCGCCCTGGCCTTCTCTGCCATCTCTCGGTCTGCCTCGTCCATGGATGCAAGCTCTGCTTTTTTCGCTGACTCTGCGTCTTCGTTTGCCTGCTGCCACTCCTGTGCTAGCAGCACCAGGTCTGTCCACTCCGATGCGGGGAGGGCCACCATTGCGATCGTGGGCGTGATGCCTTCTGCCGCGAGGAACAACCGGATCAGCCTGAAGTCTTCGAGCGTTTTCATAAGACCAGTGACACTCCCTTAAGTCCCAACAAATCCATCTCGTCAGCGTTCGGCCCGTGGACGATAGACCACGCCACCCCGTCCCACTCAATGATCACGTTGTCCCCGGTTCCAGTGGTACCGATGGCCCACACCTGCCAGGGGAAGCAACCGAATACGCCCCTGTAGTCGTAGTTGCCGAGCAGACCGTCAGGCTCGGGCCATGTCATCCAAACGAATCCATCCCAGTGGATGATGGTGCCCTGGTCGCCCACCGCCCAGATGTTGGAGTTCGAGAACCCCCAGATCGCCCTCAGGGTCGGTGTGTCGGGTGGAAGCACGGCGGGAATCCAGACCCCCGCGGCCCGGCGGAACACACAGCCGGTGCCTCCAGATGCACCCCACCACCCAAGGGAGCCGCCACACACCCACACGTCGTTTCCGCTCGCGTAGCTGCCGTTCGCCCACACCCCGTACAGGTTACACTCGATGGGGTTCGGGTTGGGCGTCCACGAAATACCATCATGGTGGAAGATCAGCGCGTCGGGGTCGCCGTAGTCACCGACCGCCCATGTGTCGGCAGCGTCGATGCCGTGGACGGCACGGAAAATGCGACTATCCTGTTCGTTGGCGAGGTCCTGGGTCCATGCGGCGCCGTTCCAGTTCCAGATTTCGCCCTGGCCAAGTCCGCCTACCGCCCAGTAGAACCCCGCCTCGTACCCCCAGTCACCATAGAATGGCGGGTCTGATGCCGTGACTTCCTCTGTCCAGTCCACATCGTCCCAGTGCGCCAAGAAGCCCTCGACGGGGAAACCTTCTTCCATTTTGTATCCGACTGCCCAGTAGTCGGCTACGGCGGTGCCAGCCACATCTGCAAGCCAGACTTCTTTCTCCGGGTCTGTGAGAGTGTTTGCTACCGTCGCCCACACCCCGGCCTCTGGGAAGTGCTTTGTCCCGCCTCCGTCCTGGGGGATATGACCGACAGCCCAGGCGTCACAGTCGGGCTCGGGTTCCTCTTCCTCCCAGATCGTGTAGCCACATTCCAAAATCTCGCACTCGCTTGGAGTCGAGTACAGCGTGTTGTCCACCCGGATGCGCGGCTGGGTGGTTGGGTTGAGATCAACATATTCCACCCAGTGACCGACCGGGATCGTCACCTCGAGGGGATCCCCGATGTTCAGGTTGTTGTCGAAGTAGAGCAAGACAGGGTGCGGTCCGTAGTTTTTGACCGCCAGGTACAGCGTCACGGGGTCCAGTGGGGAGCCGGCGGCACCGTTGGCGGCTGGCTGCGCGAACTCGACCCGATGGATGACATCGTATTCCTGCTCGTCGTCGTCTGCCCCATAGCTGTAATCTGTGAACGGGTTGCCCCTGAACTTCGTCACATCATCCCAGTCTCGATGGACGGTCTCTGGCTTGACGGATAATCTAGCCATCCTGCACCCCCGCAAACGCCAGGTGCCAGTCGGTATCCTCATCCCAGGCGTACAGCACAATGCCGGCAGCGCAGTCAGGCACGCAGAAACTCACATGTTCCTCTGCCTGCACGTACTCGGCAACCAGGGCGGCTGTCTGGGAGTCGACCCAGAAGATCACACCGGGGTTTGTGTCGCTGAGTACCTGTGCCACCACCTGACGTACCTCGGAGTAGTGGGCAAGCTCTACGTACATGCCGCCAACAGGCACACCGTAGATGTACTTGTGTTCCACCTGGTCCAACTCGTCGGTGGCCGCCTCGTAGATGTTGGTATTCTGACCCGTGTCATCTCCGTCGCCATACTGGGCGGTGAGCAGAAAACTGGAGTAGTTAGGATTTGCCATCTTTCCTTGTCCTCATCGCCTCGCGCATGGCTCTGCACCGTGCCAGCTGGCGGATGGCGTCCATGGAGCGAAACACGTTGCGCCGGGTGCGTGCCTTGACACGAAACTTCGGGTCTGACATGCGCTCATTGCAGGCTGCGATGAACTCGTCTTTGGTCATTGTTCCCACCATGGCTGGTTCGGGTTTTCCATCTGCGCCGCTTCCTCTTCCTCAATCCGATCCATCTCCCAGTTGGCATGGGCGGCTGTCCCCACCTCCGGGATGTCCTCCCGGGGCTCGTGGAGCCAGTGGTAACACTCACGGTACCCGTACAGGTAGGCGTCGGCGGCGTCGATGAATTGACCGGGATCGGGTTCTGCCTCCCGCAACACCCGGTCAGACCACCGAAGTGATTTCACCTGGTCCTGGCACACTCCGTCAGGCAGCAAGAACGCACGCATGGCCCTGAAGTCGGATGCCAACAGCTTCATGTTGGTCTGCTTGCGGTTCTTCTGCGCGGCCCGCACCGGCACGCCAAACCTGGTTGACAATTCCTTGGCCAGGGACTCCTGCACTACCTTGCCCGCACCGGCCGTGTCCACCACCATGGAGTCAAGCTCGTAGTCTGTGGCGTACTTGATGGTCCGCTGTGCGATCGTGTCGAAGGTGAGGTGTTGCTCCTGCTCGCTGTCCACCTCGTACATGCGCTGCGCGTCCTGATCATAGCCCACGAGTTCCCAGGCGGTCATGTCGTTCCACCCGAGATCAAGGGCCAGCACGTATCGGAGCGGTGTGTCTGCCGGGGGCGTGCGAAGGTTCTCTTCTGCGATCCGGTAGATGAACAGTTCCTCGTTCTTTGCCCAGATGCCGCAGTATTCCCGGAGGTACTCGGGGTCGGTCTCGCTGTAGCCCCACTTGCGCCGTTCCTCTGCCAGGTAGGCATTGACCGCCTGCTCTCGTTCTACGGGGTCTGTGATGTGTGCCCACAAGGGGAACTCGATGTTCTCCCGCTGCGTCCAGTGATGCTTGGAGAAGCCGCTGTCTGCCTTCGTGGTCATGTCGTGAAAATACCCGGAGCACGAGTCGTTCGGAGTACCCACGATCACGAGTTGGCCCTCACGCTCACCGAGAGCGGCGGGGAGCACGTCACGGAGAATGTACCGCATCACCACCGGGTCAATGGACCCGCACTCATCCACGACGATCAAATCGTAACCGAAGCCTCGCAGAACCTCTGCCTGCGCCTTGTCCTTGGCTCCGGCGAGTCGAAGGGTGGAGCCGTTTGGGTAGACAGCCCGCAGCTTCTGGGCGTTGTAGTCGGTGCCGCCGCCCCGGTCCCGGTCCATGCGTCTCAACGGTTCCCACACCAGGGACTCTGCCCAGTCTCTAGTCTTGGTGATGTAGCCGATGAGTGCGTTGTTTTTGCTCTGGCACA